CCTGCTGCTGCTTTAGCAACACCTCGGTTTCGGATGATTTCAGCATATTGTAAGCCATTTGCGATGACTTAGACTTGCGTATTAAACTCAGTAGGTGACGCTTGCCTTCAATCCACGCCTCCTCCCCATATACGGGAACCAACGGAATATATTTACCGGGGAATGTGGTGCTTTCTAATTCATCCTCGCCGCTTAGTTTATAGCGATGAACCCTTGGTTTTTTAACCTTGCGCTTGCTCTTGTATTTTTTCTTTTCAATGGCCCTTTCAGATGTACCGTCTTCTAAAAGCCCCATTTCTTCGTCATAATCTTTTATGCAGAAATACTCAGCAATGGTTATCTTGTCATAATCCTTTAAGTCTTTATTGGGGAGTTCTTCGCCAAAGGAAATGGGTGTAGCATTGGGGTAAAGTCTCTCGAATTCTTCTTTGGTTATTTCCTCAAACACAAAGCCATATTTAGCGTCACTTCCGTCCGGCTCTATGCTATCTGGATCGATAAGTATTGAGGCCGGGTTAATGACGCGCTTAATCTTTAATTCCTGAAGGAAGCTGCCATCATCAATATATCCGTGGTCTACCCGTATGTAACCTATAGATGACTTAACGGAAAATTCCGCAGCCATATCGTAAGCAGAATCAGCGTTTGATTTATACTCTATAGCCTTAATGCGGCCAGAGATAATTTCAGCGGTTTCGGTGTCTGAGCCTTCGCCATCTGGTATTACCCTAATGGTTGGCGTGTTCATTCTAATGTCATTAACCACTTGGTGAATGAATTGGCTTAACTGGTCAACCTCTAGAACAGGGCGGCCTACCGTTACTCGGTTATTGGCCTCTTGTGCATCCCACTGGGCGAATTGTTCGTCGGACAGGAATTGGAGATCATTCTTGGCTTTTTGGTATATTTGCGCCCAGCCATCTCTGGCTGTTTCATAATGTTTTTTAGCCTTGTCAAGAATGTCCGAAGCGTCTGCCATATTGTCCTATGACGGTTAGCTTGCTATCGGATTGCACTAGCAGTGCCGTGATGGAGCAATTGGCAAATACTATATATTGATTTTCAACACAGGTCAACCCATCATAATTGATTGTGTAACCGCTGTTTGTGGTCTTTTGTAGTGTTGTGCAAACCCCATAAATGCATCGCTTCCATGCGACCACATATCATGCTTGGGTTCTTTGCTTACCCTGCCTGTTTCTTGGTCTTTTGCAAAGGCAGTGTGTCTTAGGCACTGTATACCATCAGCGCATTTCTCTTTGTCAAATACGCATTGAGAGAATATCCGGCGAGCAGCATCAATAGCCAATGCCTTTTTGGGTATTCTTGGCACGATACGAACTAATTTTCCAAGCTTAGGGTTGTCCCTTATCGCATCTTGTAGCTGTTGCTTGATCGTGGACTGTGCGGCCAGTTGATCGTGTTCGGCATCATGCGGCAGACAGTGTTCATCATAATTATATGCCTTTTCCTGTAGCACTTCGATGTAATGCGCCATCTTAACGCCGCTGGCCTGATAATAGTCTATAAGCCTAAATTCCATGCCTACAATCTGCACAAACCATATAGCCGTGTTATCTGATTGCCCCAAGTCCCAGAAGGTTTGTACCGCAACCCCAGGTTGAATAGGAACTTTGGTCAGTCGCTGTTCTTCAGATGCCATGCGAATTTCTTCTGCAAAGATAGCCCCCTCTACTGATTGCTTTGGCTTTCCCTCCCATACATGGAGATAATCCTGGTAATTTCTTTTCATAAGCTCATCTTTACGCTTACGCAAAACTTCCGGGAACCAAGGATTGTCGCGCCAGTTTATATTAACCACAATAGAGTCTTCAGGGGGATTTACTACATACTGTTGATACAGAGCATCGTCCTCAAGAGAGGGGTTGAATGAAAGTATTAACTCTGAGTTTGGCTCTCGGATTGTGTAATCCAGCGTCTGTATGTTTGTAATGCTTGCGGAATCTGCCTCTTCGACCCATCCGTCTGTTAGACCAGGGATCGACTTAATGTTTGCTATATTAGACCGAAGGCCATGAAATAAAAACTCGGTTAGGTTTCTTCCAATAATAGAGGTCTTTGTTATGGTGTAGAAATCCTTAAGCCCTAGGTTAATTATCTCTTGCTCTAGGAGGGCATGGACTGAGTCTTGGATTGATTTTTGTATTTCACGAGCGCACAAAACCTTGCTTTTCTGGCTATAGCCCTTAACCGCATAATACCGGGCTATGCTTGTTGACTTTGAGCCACCTCGACCACCGTGGAATATCTTATACCGGGCTGGTTTCCATAAGGCTGCTGCCATTTTCTCAGGAAGCTCTACGCGCATGCGGGAGGTCTATAATCAGTTTCGTGTCTGAAATTCTTTTTTCTATTACAAGTCCAGCAGAGGATTTGCATGTTATCAAAATCAAGGGCTAATTCCGGGTATTTTGACTTGGGCCTTATGTGGTCAACTTGAATCCTATGCGCAGAACCACAACACATACAAATGGCACCATAACGATCAATGACCATCCTCTTCAATTCTGTCCACTCCTTTGACCTGGAAAACTCTCGTGATACATGGCTTTTCTTTTTCTTACACCACGCCGGTAGTGGATACCTCTTGAGGTGATCCCTAATTTCCTCTTTGGAAAGCTCAACCCTCATGGCTTAACGTGGACTATCTCAATTGTACCAGTTGTTTCAAATGGCTTATCGTCTTTATTACCAACCTCGGTCTTGTCGGCCCACCCAAATCGGTTCTTCATGTTCATATACCAGCCAGTGTAGTTAAACTCTTTGTCTCTTAGGCTTGTTCTACCGTTCTTTTCCCACCAAGCATTTGATAAACCACGACCTCTTTTAATGGTTTCCGAAAATACTGGCTCGTCCTTCATCCATCTTTCCCATAAGTCATTGGAAAAGCTTCCTCTTTGTCCATAGATGTATGCCTTGACCTCCACATCTGATGCTCCTTCGGCGTATAGAGCGTCTATGTGTGCAAACTGATCGTCGTTAAGCTCGCATGGCTCTAGTGGTCTACCGGCTGTATTTTGTTCTTCAGACATTTGTTAGCAGCCTCTTTTGCCGCCCTTGCCGCTTTTTACTTTCTTACCCATAACATCCTCCATAGGTTTCATTTATTATAAACATTGTTATTTGTTTTGCAATAGTATTCATAACTAATCCAGCTATCAAACCACGGAAGATGTCGTGGCGATAGGTTTATTTTGTAATTCTTTTTCCTTGTTAACATCGTTATCGACAACCAGAAATAATCACCATAGCGCCTACCTGTATAGTCCGCAGCTTCGGATGTTTTATTAGGAAATGAAATATAAATCCTGATTGGCCATATTTTAATTATCACCTCAATATCACTCCTGCGTATTCGCCAGGGGGCAAAAAGAACCCATCGCATAAATAGGTTATATCGGTATCATGCCATATTTCACGGCCCCTTATGAATCTTCGTCCCAGGGTCGGAACAAAGGTCACAACCCTGGTTGTTCCGGAGTCTAAATCTTCCGTTAAGCCGTGTGGCCCATTACCCCAGGATTTCTTGATTTTTTCCAATATCTTCTTTTTAGGTATATATTCCATTCACCCACCCCTCCAAATGCTTTCTCACCTGATCTTCAAACAATAATATCAAGCAATCTTCTGGTCTTTTCCAATAACTCCTTTTGAGTCCCGTAATTCTTTTCAAAGGTTCTTGTTCCCTTATGGACACTATGACCGAATGCCAAGGGTGTTTGAGCAGAGTGATGATTGAAGCAAAACGGTATGACCTCTTCATCGTCTGACCTTAATCCCCATCCAGCACCAGTTGGGTGATGAAGCTCAAGCTTACCACCGCAGTCCTGATTAGCAATGGCGCACCCAAGGGCAGCCACCCTCTCAAAATGTTCTTTTATTTCCTTGCGAGTCTTACCGTCAGCTCGGTTGTGCTTCTTGTGATTAGCTCTGATACTTGGGTCTATTGGGTTTATACGCATCAATTCTTACCAGTAATCATGTATTTTTCATAATCAGATATATATTCTCTTTCTGCCCTTGTTAGCACATTATACGCATAGGGGTCGGCGTCGCGTCTTTTGCATAGATTTATGTACACCGATCTTTCAAACGCTGGCTTTCCCTCGCGCTCAATAATATTAGCTATATCGGCTGGTGATGGCATCTCGCTGTTTGTTTTTAGATAAAACGCCATCGCCGCCTCAATATCTGAAAACTGGTAATCCCCCAAAACAATATAAAACATTGGGATGATTGCATCAAGCTGCTCTGGCTCCTTACCGTATGTTTTTAGGGTCAGGAAGCATTGGGTAAGCATGGCCGCCAGTTTTTTCTTTGAATCCAAATCCTCCTGAAGCGTCAACGCCCGCCGCTCTTCTGGCTGCGGCGTAAGCTCGCTCTGTTTTGCTTGGCTTATTGTCGATTCCATTAATTCTTGCATTGTTTTCATGCTTTTGATTCCTTATCCAATTTCTCCATGTTGCAAACCAATCCAATTTAACGCCTTTCGCGCCCGCCACCGCTGACCAATAATCCTTAAATGCATCAAATGTTAATAATGGATTAATATCCGGTCTAAGGTTTTTACAAAAGTCAACCCACTCATCTGGGCATTGAGCAAGAGCAAAGCGAGTGCCTCTATTACTATTCTTACTTTCTTTCTTTGTAGTTGTGGTTGTAGTAGGCTGAAGCTGGGCTGTGCCGGGGCTGTGCCGTAGCTTTGCCTTGGCTGACTGTGAATTACTGAAATTCAATTGCTTAAGAAGCTCATGGTCACACTTATCTGATACCAGCACAGCACCATGATTTTCAAAGAATTCCGAGGCTATTTTGGTTACGGCGCGGCGTTCCGTGGGATTGTTTGCCCGGCATATTCTGCATAAAATAGTCATATCATTTGGAAGTGGTGATGCCGTAGCCATGTAGTGATCTATTAAGAGGCGATACGCCCCATGCTCAAGCAACGACAAATGAGCCGTTTTCTTGTTATAATCACCTACGTAAAATGGATACCATTGCCTAGACATGTTTCCTCCCACAGAAACGCCCATGTTTGAATTAGGGGAAACACCGTGGGTACGATGCTTGTCGCGCTTAAGACGCTATCCCCTAAATCTCCCTTTCGGGATTCGTGGTATATTATACTTATTTTCTAATCAAATCTACTTTAATCTTATACGCAGCCTCAACCATTTTCCTCTTCAGCTTGCTGATAGGAGTATCAAACCCCTTTACGTCCTCGAAGATTATTTTACTTCCCTCTTGGTACTTAAAATCCAGTATCACGGTGCAGATTTTTAGGTCGTTTATGTAAATCGGGAATTTAGGCTGTAGCTCTAGGTTTTTAATCTTTCCTGCTTTAAGCAAGATTTTTAGTTGTTCATAACGATTTGCCTCGGCTTTCGAGGAAAATAGTATATTATCAACAACTGTCCGTTTGGATTTATACTTCACCTTCTAACTCCAGCAGTTTGTTGTCGATCTTATCCAGCGTTCTTTTGGTCGGATTTAGTGACTTGTAATAAGTACTCATTGAGATTCCAGCCATCTCGCAAAACTCCTGTGGGGATAGACCAAGCTTCTTAATCCGACGCCTCCAATTCCATCTCATATCGTCTAGTAACATAATACCTCTTTTTGTTGTTGCATTGTTATTTATATATGTTATAACCGTAATTATTAATCATGTAAAGGGGTATTTATGCAATCGGAATCAATCGCGAAACTATCGGAAGCCCTAGCCAAAGCTCAGGGTGAAATGGGCCATGCACACAAAGCTGCGGATAATCCGTTCTTCAAATCTAAATATGCTGACCTTCCTGCTGTTATCGACGCAGCTAGGCCGCATTTATCAAATCACGGTCTTTCGGTTGTGCAGGTGACGGACATTACCCCAGACGGCATTACGCTTGTTACGCAGCTTAGTCATAGCTCTGGAGAGTGGATTCGCGGTACATATCCCGTAAGACCAGTCAAACAAGACCCGCAAGGTTTTGGCAGTGCATTGACCTATGCCCGTAGGTATGCCTATCAAAGCATGGTTGGTATCGCCACAAGTACCGATGATGACGATGGAAATGCGGCTAGTGGTAATTCTACTAAACCAGAATCAGCGGCATCTCAGCAAAGGAAGTTTAATGCTTTTATTGAAAAGGCAAAAACCTGCCTAAGCCCAAGCGGATTTTTAACTCAAAACAGAATCGAAATTCTAGAAATGAAGGATTCGTCACCAGAGCCGGATTTGACCATGATTAATATTGTAAAAGCACTTACTACTCCATTTACAATTCTTTTAGAAAGCTGTGACGATCCCGATGAATTAAGCGGAGACGAGCAAATATTCCTTGATACACTGAAGAAATACTATGAGCTGGGACACAAGGAATTACTCTCGGACATTAGAAAAAGAAAAGATGAACTAGAGCTTAAAGCATGAACCCACTAGACCTACACGAAAGGCTCGTAACAAAGGGAACTCTATGGGCGGAGGCTGAATATAGGGCCTCCTGCCTAGAGGAAACCCGCAAGACACTGCTCGCCCAGCTTATGCAAAAAAGCACATTAGGGTCGATGTCTGCCAAGGAAACCGAGGCTATGGCTAGCGATGAGTACGAAACTCACATCGAAG